CAAAGGATAAACATGAAGATACGAATTTTGCAGAACTTCAACGGACTGGTGGACGGCAAGTCAATCCGATTCAAGGAAGGTCAAGAGGTTGAACTGACTGACCCTGACGCGCTGGATAACTTCCTACGCGGCGGGTACGCGGAGTTGGTCAAGCCCGCCGTCAAGGTGGTGGAAAAACCCGCTCATGCTAAGGGTATCAAGGTGAAATAATGACCATATCAAACGGCTACACAACGCTCGTAACAGTCAAGACCGCGCTCGGCATACCGCTTGACGAAAGAGATGACGACTTCTATCTGGAATCGACCATTGAGAGCGTCAGCCGGTTGATCGACAACCACACCGGGCGCAGGTTCTACGCGGAGACAGATACCAGGTATTACGCGCCGATTTCCATTGACGAGGTTTACACAGATGACATTATCAGCGTGACCAGCCTCAAGACCGACGATGACAACGACGGCACGTTTGAAACGACATGGAGCGCATCTGATTACCACCTCATGCCGTTCAACGCGGGGGAGAATGGACGCCCCTACACGTGGATCGAAGCAAGCGGGTATGGCAGTTACTCGTTCCCCCATGGCACTAAGAAGGCGGTGCAGATAGTCGGGAGTTTTGGGTACGCCACAACCGCGCCGAAACCGGTAGCAGAGGCGTGCAAGATTCAGGCAATCCGGTTATTCAAGAGAAAAGACGCGCCGTTTGGAGTGATCGCGGGCGGTGACATGCAGCAGAGCATGACCATCCCCGACCTTGACCCTGACGTGAAGATGCTACTTTCACCGTATGTGAGGCGGGTGTAATGGCAATACAAGACGTGATCGCTCGAATGCAGACAGTCATTGAGGGCATATCCGGTATCAAGGGCGCGGATCAATACCTTCCGGAAGCCTTGCCGACCGTAGAGAATTGGGTAGTGATGTACCCTGGCGAATCGGAGTTCATCCCCGGACTTCCAGCTGGTTACATGACCGCGCTTTACAACGTAGTCATCGAAATCCACACCCCGCGCAACACGCTACCCCAAGCGCATAAAAGGATCGTTGCGCTCTACGATGACATCCCTATAAAACTATTCGATGACCTGCTCGACACGAAACTCAATAACACGGTATCGACATTCGGCAATATTACCAGTACCGGTTTGATCGCGATGAACTACGCAGGGATTGACACGGTTGGATTCAGGTACACCGTGAGAGATATAAAAATTCAGACGGTAATCACCTAAGGAGAAGATGGTCGAGAAAAAGAACGTATTAGAGCAGTACCCGATTATGAGTTGGGCGTTCCCCCGAATACTGGTTGCGTTCCTTCTGGAGCGAACAATCAGTTACGCCGACCTCGTATTCCCGGCGTGTATGCAGATCGCGGCGCAGGGTCCGGTGGTTTTGAACATGCCCTACCAGCGCACGGATTTAGCACGCAACCGGGCAAGCATGGAGTTGCTGAAATCAGACTTCACGCATCTCCTCATGCTCGACATTGACCACGTTCACCCGCACGATATTATTCAGCGTTTGGCAAAATGGGTTTTGAAAGACCCGAAGAAGTATCAAGTCGTGGGCGGATTGAATTTCAGGCGGTCAGAACCTTATGACCCGTGCGCGTACAAGATCGGCGCGGACGGCTCGATGTACACGATCGCATGGGACAAGGAAGACGAGATTCTGGAAGTTGACCGGCTTGGGACAGGTAGCATCCTCATAGCGCGTGAAGTATTAGAGACCATCCCGCCCCCATGGTTCGTGAATGATTACTCGCAAGCGTGGCGTGACGCGTGGCCTGGTGAAGACATTGGGTTCAACAAAAAGTGCGTAGAACACGGCATCAAGATGTGGGTAGATTTGACCGTGACCAGCCCGCACATTACCCCGGCAATCATCGACGGCAGCACATGGCAGGTGTGGCGTGACAAGCATCCTGAAATGATGATTAGCGAGGATGAAGCCCATGCTTAGCGTCATCATTGTTGGTATCAACGGCTGGGAAGAATACACGCGCCCATTGATCAACGGGATTTGGGCGCACCACCCGGACGTGGAATTGTGCGTGATAGATAACGCGAGCGAGAAGCCCTACCCGGACGCTCCTCACATTCAACGGTTGGACAAGCGCGTGAGTTACGCGGAAGCGATCAATTACGGCATCGACCACACGCACGGGCAATGGATATTAGTTCTTAACAATGATGTTCGTTGTGACGGAGCGTTTGAGAGCCTGATAAAAGAACTTGACCCGAACACAATTTACGGAATGACCGTGTACAGCGAACCGACATTCAACTGGTTATCTTCGTGGATATTTTTAGTACACAGGACGGCGGCGTTCATTGTTGGTGAGTTTGACCCGCGTTTTAAGATATGCGCATATGAGGACGTGGATTACTGCTACCGGGCGAAGCAACATGGCATAGACACAAAACCTTTCAAACTGCCGTTCTACCACTACGACGGAAAAACACGCTGGGATATTGACGGCTATGAAAGCGTACGCCTTGAAAACAGAATGAGGTTCGAGGAAAAACACAGCATCAAGTTACACACGAGGCCATACGATGGATAGACTCGGAATTGTACCGGCTGCCGGCTCGGCTCATAGATTCGGCGGCGTGTTCAAGGAACTTCTACCCGTTGGCGAGTCGATGACGCTGCTCTCACGCGCGGTTGACACGCTCGAAATGATACCGGTTGACACGACAATCATTGTCACGAACCCGCAGAAGATAGCGGCGCACTCCGTAGCCTTGCAGGGCAGGAACGTCGAGTTCGTAACACAAATCGACAAGCCTGATATTTGGGGCGCGATAGCATCGACCTTGAACATTGACGCGGATTGGTATTACTTCATCATGCCGGACACAATGCAGGAGCAGGGAAGATTCCCTGAATTACCAGACCACCAGTTTATGCTCGGATTATTCGAGACATTTGACCCGCAGAATTATGGTGTGTTATTGAACGGAGAAATCGTTGACA